TTTGAATTTAAGTCTTTTGCAATTCTTGTAAGTTGTTTATTGTCAGGAACATTCTTACCAATTCTCTTTTTCAAAGCTTGGTTGATTTGAGCCCAGCTAGCTCTACCACCACGAGCTGTTTTTAATATGATTTCAAAGTTGATAGTTGCAAAAGCAGCAGAAGTACGGATATCTGCTTTACCATCATCAAACGTAATATCGCCCGATTTACTTCTCCAAAACTCAGATGCTTTACGTGCAAAAGTAGCCATCATCTTACCACCAACAAACTTATGAACATCAGCGTTTGGTACTTCATTCTCAATTGTACATTTGATTTTGCTTTTATCAAGTACTTTTTTAAGAGAAATACCTACAAGCTTTTTTTCTTTATATAACTTTACAAGCTCTCCATTCAATTCTTGGATAGATCCGGTTGGCAATCTGCTTACAATAGCTGGATTAGCTACTGCCCAAATATCACCTGGGTTCCACTTATCATCGTTAAGCTTTGGCATACCAGAATTTTTAAGAGCTTTATTTTTTGCGTCGTAAATAGCTTTCATGACTTTATCGCCACGATGGAATGTCATATTGTTTTTGATATAACCTTTTTTAATTAATTCTTGCGCAGTCCAATATGCTGACCAGTGCCATGAACCGTCAAGGGCCATCATATCTTCAAATGAAGTTCCAGAAATTTCTGTTTTAGTTAATGCTTTTCTTATATCTGACGGCTGGATAGATTCAAATGGTGCACGTGGATTGTTTACTAAGATTTCACAATAAACACATTGAAGACTCTCAGCATCAGCTGTTTGTTTAGTACCACCACCTGCTCCACTTTGAGCTCCACCAAAGACTGCAGATTTACCAATCTTACCAGTACTAACTTCACCTTTATCAGTTTGAAGAGTTTGGCCTTTATTTTCTTTTTCTAGACGATCAATAGCTTGTTTATTCTCGGTGTTATTCTTAATCTTAATTTCAATTCCATCAATTGTAGGAATTGATTCGCCATTTTTCATGATGCGTCTAAGAATATCGATTCGAGGTTCTTTGGTTTGAGAATTAACCTTTGCCCATTGCGCGGCTGGCATGGCAACAAAGTTCATGGCCTTCTCCTCTAAATAGGTTTTGAATCTTAGCATCAAAAACTCCGCAGTTATTTAACCTATTTATAATAAAAAAGCGCCTTACCGGCGCTTTTCTTTGGAGTACTTTTCATCATGCGTTCGCCGGTTCTCGTTCGATCGTCTGATGCCCTGTTGTCGCCGCTTCTCTACTTCTTGAGGATGAAAGAATCGAGCAATATTCTCGAATCCGTTTTCACGAGCCCATTCTCCTAAGACATCTGGTTTATGTGCTTTCATTTTTGGAACCTCAATGTGTATGAGCGACCTTCATGTGTAAAGGTAACTGTTGAATGTGAATAGATGTTTTGAGTCTCTTCTTCATAACGAGTTTCTGTACGACACTGTGGACTTTTATTCCTTTCAGTATTCAATACACCACCAAGAAATGCTCCAACTGCTCCACCATTCTTTTCACCAGGGATGTTATTACCAATAGCTCCACCTATAATGGCGCCTTCAAGAAAGTTCTGAACTTCAGATTTATTGTTGCCTTGTGTACAGACTTCTACGCTATATGGCTTTTTTAAGATCACGTTTTTGTAATGATCTTGAGTGTATGTTTCAGCGAATGCCGCTGATGGTAACATTGCTAACGCAATTGCTAATTTTTTCATTCTCGTATTCCTTTCTCAACTTGGAGAACGCTGACCGAACTTTTTAGTTTGAGTATTTCATCTTCTAACTTGAACATTCGATCTGCTCGATCTTGCCGAGAAGAATTTACCAAAGTCACAAAAACACCGACAGCAATTGTAAATGCCATTCCTAAAAATCCACCAGTGATCATTGCATCGTTAACAAGACCTTGGATTACTTCTTCATTCATCATATAAGACTCCTAATAGTTTCGATTATATAAGTTATTATACCATACTTTTCAGGTAAAGTAAACAAGTTTTTTGATAATATGATATAAAAAGAAAAAGAACATGACGTTGACTGGCAAGTAAATCAATACCAGCTCAATCAAGTCATGACTCTTAAAAAACTTCTTGATTTTATTCATGTTCACCGCCGTTACCACGACCAAGACCACCAAAATATTCTGGTCTGTGCGTTGCTGCAGTAAATGTACCAACAGTAACTACGATTCCAGCAATAAACAAGATGTGTGCTACTGCACTTACTGCAAACACAGTAATACTACCAATACTCATTGAAAAGATAATACACCACATCCAAGCTAATATTTGCATGACTAGATGCCTTGTTTGAAGATCTGGAATGTGTCTTAATGGATTTTGCTTATGATCCATAATAGCACCCCAACCATTAACGATAAATGTTCTCACGGGATAAACTCCTTTTTCATATGTTACTTTGAGTGGATAGTGAGCTTCCACTAGTTCTTTAAAATCAATCGCATCGTATCGGTCAGCAAAATATCTTACAACCTTACGATTTCTAAAATATCCTGTAATTCGATACATCTAAACTGAACTCCCTTTTCCGATTGGTTGACTAGTAAAAGAGTCAATATAGTCACCATCGTTTGAGTATGTGCGAGTGATAGTTTCTTTTGTTAACATACCACTGCGATATCGATAAGTTTCCAAAGAGTGCTGAAACACTCCTTGGCTTGGAAGTATATCAAGGGCATCTTTAAATGGACCGTCTGACATTATGATGCCTCCGCAAATTCAATGGCTGTTTGAAGTGCATTCTTCTTACGAAGTTGGTTTCCACCAAACCAAGAAGAATACAAGCGATTGTCTTCATTACGACCTTGAACATGATCAGTAATGTAAGTCACACTGTTGAATGCCTGCCACCATGAGCCTTCAGCATACTCAGCACCTGGTTGAGTTTCCAAGACATCATAAGCCATTTTAGCATTACGTGAAAGAGTATCAACAGTCAGTGATTTACCTTGTACACGCTTGTCAGCAGTACGTGGAAAGACTGTGTTGTAGTACTCAATCAGTGACTCAGCTGTAACACGACGCTTACCAAGATACTCAGCTGCTTCTTTGTAATGAGCCAACTTATCGGAGGCAATACCAAGAGCTGTCTTGACTTCAGAAGCATCGAACTCAACACGGTGACCAACCTTAACAGACTTGTCAGCCTTTTGATCAAGTGAAAGAGTCAACGTGTTGTTACATACCACACGAATTGGAGTAAAGCGAATATCAATTGCCTTACCATATTGATGTGGATTTGAGAAGAGAAGATAAGACTCAACACGATCTCCACCGAAAAGCTCAAAGTCTGACTTGACTTTGGCCAATGCCCATACCATCTGACCGTCTTTCAACGAACCAGCAGTATGCATTTCCATATCACCTGAAAGGCAATATTCGGCAAAGAAAGCGAAGGCATCTTCGTTTTGGACTGGATTCCAGTTCTCACCAACCGTGGTCAAGATCCGACCATCAGTTTCACGAACTAGAGCTTTTTGGCCAGTCGCCATTTTCTTGTTATTGTACTCGATGAAAGTTTCGACTTCTTGTACACGCCAATCGACGCCAGCCTTTTCCATCATTTGAACTGGTGTTAGATCATTACTGACCGGTACACCTAAACCATGCCACGGAACTTGACCGGCATACGCCATTGTTTCTACCATATGTGCCATAATATAATTCTCCTTAAGCAGCTTTTAATAATGATGCAGTAACGTTCCATACGCCATCTGCTTCAGTTTTAACACGAACATTCTTTTTAAGGACTTTAATAACTTTGCCTGACATGGCACCACGACGACCGGTCCATGAAACAGACTGTCCAACAGTAAAAGACCTAGCTGCACGTGCAACCTTTAGATTGCGAGCATCATTAAACATTTGAGCAATTTCGCTCATCTGCTCGTCTGATGCTTCTACAAACAGAGCTTGAAGTTTAGTCATTTCAGATTTCGTTAGCATAATGTAATATCCTCATGTTTTCATTTTATAAGTATATTATACACTAATTCTTCTCATGCGTAAACAAAAAAGTGAGCAGTCAGCTCATTTTTTTTTTCATTGAGTATGTTTTCTCTAGCTTCACGCGGCAAATAAGGTAGTTGCACGTCAGCGTATACAATTTTCTCTGATACACTATCGTTCAATTCATTTTCAGCATGCCAGTTTTCAGATCTTATCATTGTACCATTTCTGATATATGCTTCAGATTCTATCATTTCTCCGACTGGCTTAAATCCTACTGCTTCGTATGTCTTAAGAGCTTTATCTCGAGGAAACGTCCAGACTACTTCAAACTGACGTAATTGAGCGTACTGACATGTTGCTCTAAGCAAAGCTTGACCAATGCCATTACCAGCGGCTCTTGGGTGTACCCATAGTCCTCTTGATCTAAATCTATATTTTGATGTTGGGTGGCCACTGTTGACGCCAATAATCATGTTTTGATTAGCTCGTTCGTCAAAGAATGTAGCGCCAAAGAATACTGGTTCATAGAGAGCATAGATCGACTGATCAGTTTCTTCCAATACACCGGGATCTAACCCAGTCATACTTGACATTGGCTTGATGTCGTCTCTACCCGGCCAAAGCTTTTCCCAGAACGGGTATATCTCTTCATACGTAATACGTTCAATAGTAACTTGTGTCATAATATGCTCCAAAAAGAAGTGCCGGATTCTGTTTCCACGCTCCGGCGGGCGCAGTAGTTTATGCCGCGATGGCGTAATCTACAGGTGCAAAGTTATCGTTTGCGTTTAGTCAAATCTTGCGTTAACCCAGCTTGCGCGGGATAGCTCCACTTTCCTATTAACCACCAGTCGATCCTGTTTCGCCCCCATCATAAAGACACTGAATTCACTGGTTTACAGATATATTCAACTGTATCCCAAGATCCATCAGCTGGCACTTCCGCATATTGTACAAGCATCGTTTCACACTTTGCTTTCGTTTCAAACCATTGCACATCTTGTTCTAAGCAGGTCGAGCCTGAACAAACTGTTAATAGTATATGCCAAATCATTTCCATCGTTCAATGTCCTTATGGTGGAGGCGGCCGGTACTGCCCCGGCGTCCTGTCTAGCTTTCGAATTGCTTCATCACTATAATTCTATTTATCTACCGAGATACTTAATTCTTTTTCGTTCATCTTCTTCTACTCTACGTCGAAACCATGTAAACTTCATAAAAAAATTAAACATCTCGACCTCCTTTTTTGCTGTAATACTATATATTATATCACAAAACTCACTATAAGTACACAACAAAGTGCGTCAGATATATAAATAACAATGTCTAATCGATTAGAGGATCTAGTAATGAATAAATTACTTTTGATCGCTGCTTTTAGTATGTTATTTGTGAGCACAGCGATGGCACAAACTGTGTCAACTGTTACGACTGATTCAACATCAAACTCAAATGTTGAGACAGACGCTAATTCAAGAACTATAGTTATATCTCCACCACCTTCGGCTATCTCGCCGGGTGTTGGTTCTTCGTCATCTGATCTTTGTTTAAGTGGAGTATCAGGCGCTGTGCAAACACAAATTTTAGGTGTATCAACCGGTGAAATGGTTCGTGACCAAAATTGTGAAAGATTGAAAATTAGTAAAACATTATATGATATGGGAATGAAAGTGGCTGCAGTATCAGTGCTTTGTCAAGACCGTAGAGTATATGATGCAATGGAAATGGCAGGAACTCCTTGTCCATACCTTGGTGAAATTGGTGATAAAGCATCGGATAGCTGGAAAGCTAATCCAGGGCGGATACCACCATCTGAGGTAGTGGAGACAAAGGATGACGTTCAAGAACGTAATGCAAAGATTGGCGCTGGTATCGGCGGTATTGCTTTGCTCCTACTCTTACTCTAACGCACAAGTAAGTACATCGTGTGTACAGTCGACAGACGGAACAACCAACTCGCTGAACGGCACGCAGTGTCTCGATCCTAATAATACAACTCTAGATCTTTTAGATCAAGGTGACTTTGGTACCGGTGGTCATAACACTGGAAATTCTCATAACCAGAAATATGTGTACTCCACACACGATGAGTACATCCTACACTTCTCGTACACTAACGATACTTGGGTAACCAATCTGGCTATCAATCAAGCGTTAGTTGGGGCTGGATTTAATCTTGGTGGCTACACTGCGCAGTGGGAGTGGAAAAATGAAAACACTAACACTACAAATGGTATATGTAATGCGCAGACAGTAAATGGTGATTGTTTAGACGACCTTGTAATCAGTATTGACGCATATGCAAGTGGTGTTAGCATCTATAGCGAACAGTGGGATTATAGTCAGACAAAATCAAATGGCTATACACTAGAAGAAGTTTTGACTTTTTCACCTATTGCGTTAGTACCCGGTGTTACTATTGACGAGATTGAAGTCAGTATTCAAGGCATGGACAATGGCTATTGGGCTGGTATGTACGGGCCAAAGGTAAAGAACTTTCATGGCGGCGTAGTTTTGATGCCTGATCTATGCGCAACTAATCCATTGTCGGATCCATCATGTCCCGGTTATGCAAATGCTTTATATAATCAGCAGTGCGCCGCAAGTCCACTTTATGATCCCGGATGCCCAGGATACGCTGCAGCTAACTTAACTAAGCAGTGTTCTGCGAACCCATTATATGATCCAAGCTGTTCGGGTTATTCCACAGCCTACTATAATCAACAATGTACCAATGATCCAACATCAGATCCCGGATGCCCAGATTATTACGTTGCAATGTGTGAAGCAGATCCTTTATTCGATATGGGTTGTATTGGATATGATATAGCATACTTTGAAGAGCAGTGTTCGTTTGATCCACAGTACGATACGTCATGCTCTGGTTATGTTGACTTGTCTGGTAATGATGGTGACTATACAGTTTTAGATCCATTGATCGACGACGTAGTAAATGCTGATGTCGACATTGGTGCACCAGAGTTTTACGATGTTCCAACAGAAAGTTACGTACAAGACGACTTTGTTTTCACACAAGAAACTATGGAATTAGATGATGGTTTCCAAATGGTAGAAGACGATATTGATTCAGAAATTGGTGAACTTGAAATGATAGACGATATCGATTCTGAACTTGCTGCATTGGAAGCAGATTCTGGTGAAGAACTAAAAGGTCCGTTAGACTCAAGACAAAGTGGTACTACATCACAGGAGGATGACATTGAGAAAGAATTGGAAGCTCTCGAGACGGCCAACGAAGAAGAGACCGAGCCGGTGGAGCAGGAAGAAGTACAAGTCGCCAGTGGTAAAAGATCCGAGAGGCCTACCGCACTTGATCAGCAACCGGTACCCGGAGAACAAGTAGTTTCACCGGCCGACTCAAAGAGAAAAAAATTAAAATTACTTATTGCTATGAAAGCCATTGAAGCAGTCAAAGAACTTGAAACTGCAGTTACATTAGAACAGCAGATGGAGATTCAGCGTAGACTCCTCGCCTTAATATCGTTTGTACCAGACTTTAAGGACTACGCTGAAAAAGAGCAGATTAATCAAGTCAACTTCTATCCACCAAAGCCAACAGTAGATCATGCGTTTGCTAGATGGTTTTTGAACGATCCGAACTTTGGCGCAATGGAGGATTTACAATACCAATAGGAGAGTGGTATGTTAGCAGAGGCAATGGCAGGAATATCGCTAGTTAAAGCTAGCGTGGATTTTATTAAGGGCAATATTGAAACAGCACAAGACATAAGCCAAATAGCTGGTGCTATCGATGGTCTGTTTAAAGGCCAAGAAGAAATAGAAAAGAAGAGAAGTAAAAAATCTGGATACGGTGTTGCTGACCAGTTTGGAATCAAAACAGTAGCACAAGAAATGATTGACGCTAAGTTAGCTCAGGAAAAAATATCTGAGATGCGGCAATTGATTGATTTTCGTTTTGGACATGGGACTTGGAAATCTATTGTTGAAGAAAGAGCAAAGCGCATACAAGAAGAAAAAGATCGTATTGAAGCCGAAAGGAAAATTCGAATACGAAAACAACAGGAAACTGAAGAGCTAGTCAAAAAAGTATTAGTGGTAGCTGGCGGACTCGCATCAGTTGTTGGCGTAATCCTTGCAGTTCTAGGTTACATCTGATGGAATATATTTTTGTTACTGTGTATCTTAGTGCTGTTTCAGCAACTCATTCGTGGACTATTTGTAATAACTGTTTAGTCACAGTGTGTGAGTACCGTATGGATCCGAAGATTAACTATACAAGAAGTTGGTATCCTAAATCATTTCATATTCCTTATGGTTCAGCTTGCCCGCCTTACATAAGAGAAAAATTAAATAAACGCTATTATAAGAAAAAAGCGAGACCATATTTATCGCGATAACGGAGAAAAAAATGGCAGAAGTAGAATACGGTGGAATCAAAGTTGGTGGAAGTAAGTGGTTACTTATTCTACCGTTGATCGGTACACTTGGTGGTGGCCTTTGGGCTGGCTTTGAGTTCTATAAAGACTATATGAATATGAAAGAAATTATTGAGAACATTGATACAGATGCAATTGCTGCACGTAATGATGTACTTGAAACCAAACTCGATGAGGCTCTTGAATATTCACGTGACATCAAGAACGGATTGAGAGATGATATTGTTCGTATTGAACGAATAGTAGATAAGGTTGAAGACGACATCAATAGTGTAGAAGATGATGTACGTACTACTATTGATGATGCTGAAGAAAGATTTGAAGTAAAGCGTCAGGATCTTTTGAACCAATATGTGGCTCAAAAAGATCTACTGGTACGTGAGAATACTTCAACTCGTGAATTGTTGGAGAATAAGATTGAAGGCCTTGAAGCTGATATGGAAAAGCAACTTCAAAGAGCCTTAGACAATCCTTTAGCTAATCGCTAGTCTTGGTTTTCTTCATGACCGGGTAGTGTGTCAGCGATGGCTTCATGATCATGCATTGAAAGAGCAATGATTCCATAGTGAATAACTTTCATAAGGTCGGCTCGATTGTGGCCGGCCTTTTTGCCATACCGCTGACAATACTTTACAACATTACCAAGAGCAAAGCCCATACCATGTCCCATATCTTCAATGATCTGAGTTGATTGATAACGATTTTGCGAATAGTGTGCACTATACGTTTTGTCGATATATTCTTTCATTTCTTCAAGTAGAGCATCCTCGTTGAATGCGTACTCGATTTGATCATCGCGACCGAATAGATCTTTCATAAACACTTAACTCCTGTTGTATAACATCGTAATGCTCGATAGCAGCACGATGCAGTTGGTTGTTTTTCTTTGCAAAGACCCATGCCTTTGCTACAAATTCATTACGTGGAACATTGAAGTTCTCACAAGCAAAATCTTCGGCGTCCATCAACATTGCTTTTACTTTACCCATAATATATCTCCTTAATCAACTATAACACCGCTAGAAAGATCTTTGAATCCAACCGTAGAAACAATATAGTGTCTACCAGATGTGCTATCAGCAACAATGTCACCGACAGAAACTGAATGCATCTTGTTTAGACGTGTGATCTTTTCTTCTGGACCTACATTGCCAATTTGAAAAACTTCACCTAAGCTTTTAGCCTTGATGGTACAAACTGGAGTACCATAAAGATTACGAAAATCTCTATTAGTAATTTCACCATTAGTGATTTTGAAATGCTTGTCAGCCAATTCAGGTGAAATAAAGTTACCATCTTTGATAAACTTATCCATGTTTGGCTGGTATACTGTGAACAACTTTTCCATAATAGATCTCCTCATCTCCATTTTATAGATCTATTATACACCATAAAAATACTATTGTAAACAAAAAAGTGAGCAGTCAGCTCATTTTTTTTATGATAAGAATATATTAGGATTTGGAGAGTCTTCATTACCAAGTTCATCATATTCATAATCAATCCTCAATTTAAATGATTTTTGTCTATACTCGGAGACATTGATCAATCGTTGAAAGTAAGAATGATTGCCAGTTGGTGGACGACTTGGTGTATTGGTAAACCATACGTCGCCATAGAGATTGATAATATAATAGAGCATAATGTAGTCGCCGGGTTCAGACGCATGTGGCATATGAATATCCATAGTGTCTTTCAAGTCTGATTCTTTTACAAAGTCCATAAGAAGAACTTTATCACCCGGTGTATATCCAAAGTAGTAGTCTCGATAGTCATCACCACTTTCAAAATAAGCCACATCTAAAAAAGCATTTGGCATATACTCTTCATTTAATAAGTCAAGATGAATTCCCATTGAACTAAACAAAGCTTTTTGTCTATCAAATTTTTCTTGTTTACGATTAATATATTGGCTATGATGATATAGCATAAAGTGAGATGGAATTTGCTTTTGAGCACCAGTTTCTTCAACTAATCGTAAAAAATCAACAACCATACTATTTTCAAAGATATGGTCACCAATACATTCTGATATGACTAGATCTGCTTCAAGTGCTGGATAATCAGCCATAAACTCTTTAGCAGATCCAACATAGACAGTAATGTTATTGAATTCATTTCTTTCGATATTAGCAATCAGCATTTGAGCTGTAACTGGATTTCTCTCAATAGCATATACATGCATGGCTGTTTTAGCAGCCCACATCGCAAGAATACCAGTGCCACTACCAAAGTCAATTACAATGTCATCTTCGTTAACTGCTTGATCAATCGCTTCAAGATAACTATTTGTCCGATACTTGTCCTGAATCATAGTTTGGTGAGGAACAAGTTCTCCGTATTTTCCTTTAAACATGTATAAACTTTTCAATCAATGGAAAGACTGGTTTCAAAGCTATGGCACAGGCCACGGCTACTTCACGGTGTTCTTTTTGAGTTTCAATACTCGATCGAATATCAATGTAATGCATCCAAGATCGGATTGATCCATTCATATATAGACGTGATTGAGTAGTACCTTCAGGTAGAACTGCTCGAGCTTGTTCTTTGGCAATACCATTCTTAATAGCCCATTCATATGAATTCTTTGAAGCCACAGATACTTCAGATTGCTTTTTGTACCATTCTAATTTAAGTTCAACATCATCTGTATCATTACTTGCTTGACGGTTTTTTTCATCTTGAAGTCGAGCTTCTCTTAGTTCATTGATATTAAGATCTTGAGTAGGATCAGCGTATCGTTGACTAAATTCTTGGAATGAGAAAGATCTATGTCGTAGAATCTGACGAGCAATATCTCGAGTTGTTTCGATTTCTAGGCAAGCAGAAACCATCTCAAATGGTGACCAGTGGCGGTGCTTTTCGAGATAGGCAAGTAACCTTTCTGACGTTTCAGTGTTAAGTTGATTCGATGGATTGGAGACACGGGCGCAATACGCCACGAGCTCTTGCATGTTGTCACCGACATAGAGTTCCTCCGGGGGTTGGCTATAAGAAATAAGTCTTACTTTCATAGTTTAAAGTCTCCAAACTTTTCAGATGCGATACGTTCTCCAGATCTAGAATGATCAAACGGAGATTTTTCGCTATCATAATGGGGTGTATCATCAACTAATGTTTGTTGAGTTTCTTCTACGTCAAACAATCTCATCTTAGATCGATCAACACCAATCACAAATCGTTTATAGAAAGTCGGATCATTGTAACGATTCTTCAATTGTTTGACCATCATCTGTCCGTCTTTTTCAAGCTCTTCGGTTGAGATCAAGGCAAACATTAGATCGGCTGTCGCGGGTAATCCAAAAGACTCGGACGTATCTTCAAGCCCAACATCTGAGTTACCATAACCAGAACGAGTCGTTTGCGTTGCAGAGAAGATCGGTAGGTTGAACTCGACCGCAAGACCACGTAGTTCTTCAGCAATTGCTTTAATGTAGGTGTATGAATTGACTGATCCTCCCATAGCTTTCATTCTTGACGAAGCACAAATATTAAGATAATCCACAAAGATAACGTCTGGTTCGAATTGTTTCTTCAATTTAAGTTCGTTCAACAAAGCACGAAAGTGTCCTGAATGAGCTGAACCAGTTGGATACTCTTTTACAATTAATCTACCAGTTGTCTTACGAGCAAGGTTCTTTACTTTTTCGGTAAACATATCTTTTGACATGCTATCAAGTTGATCAATCGGTATGTTCAATAAGTTAGCATCGATACGTTCAGCAATTCTTTCTTCTGCCATTTCCATGGTAATGTATAGAACGTTCTTTCCTTCTACAAGAGCTGCAGCGCCAACATGACACATGAATAAAGACTTACCAACACCAGTACCTGCAAGGGCAATGTTAAGCGTCTTGTTTGGAACACCGCCTTTGGTAATCTTATTGAAGTACTGTAGATCAAAAGGTATGCGATCCTCTTCAGTGTGGTAAAAGTCCCACCGTTCTTCTGCCTGTTCAACATAGTCGTGACCAACGTTAGTATCAAACGCAACACCTAGAGCTTTCTGTAAGAGCTCAGGTAAAGCGTTCTTTGTTAATGATTCGTGTTTGCCATCAATAATACTGATGGATTCCATAATGGAATTATAGATTGCTCGGTCTTGACACCATTTCTCGGTGTGATCAAGTAACCATTGGTAGTCAATCTTTTCTTTTGAAAAGAGATGTGGTACCACGTCCATGGCCATACCAAATTGTTCTTCAGACATTTGAGCATCGCCAAGCTGGATGGCCATGGTTTCAGACGATGGTAGTTTATTATATTTTGCTACGTACTTACCAGCTTCTTTGAAAAGTGTTTTATACACACCTTGAAAATAGTCTGGCTTAATAAAAGGTAAAACCTTTCGCATGTACTTCTCATCAGTGAGAAGATTGCGCAATATAGTTTGTTCAATATTTGCTTGCATTATTCACCATTCATAGTAAATTCACTTGTTACATCTTTACCGGTTTCTCTATCGGTAAACTTAGCTGAGCCTTCATCGATGCACGTATCGAATATTGCCATAAGACATTCTGTCGCTACCTCTTGAAGATCATCATTATCAATAGTAGCATATGGATCAGGCGATTCGAGAACATGAAAGTTAAAGCTCATGTTATCGTCTTTTTCGTTTACAGCAATTGTATGATACTTAATTACTGTTTCACTGAATTCGCCTGTAAGGATACGACATGACCAATTCTCATCTTGTTCATCGTTGAGCATTAACTCATAATCTGTACCCTCTTTCATTACACCCTACCTAATGGAATAGTAGATTTACTGTCATTATAATCTTCATTATAATATGTACGTACAGCACATTCTTTTTGTATTCCACCATTTTTTATTCGATACGTTACAATCTCTCTACGAACAACGCCGTCTAGATCTGTGTCAAATTCTGACGTGAATGGACCTTCGTTCATTAGGCAATCTCCTCAAAATCAATAGTGGCTTTACCACCAATTTTGTAAACATCAGTAAGATAGTCTTTAAAGTCTGTATCAGCAAAGATTGGTTTCCAAAACTCTTCTTCTAAAGTTTGGGCTTCTCGTACTTTAGGCTCAAGTAATTCACCAGTTTCCTTGTCAACCCTGCAATACCAGCCGTTAGATGGCTTAGCAACATATTGACCTTGCATAGCAATGTCAAGCAAGCCAGACCACTTTTGTACTCCACCTTGCCAGCTGACACTGATAGGTATCTTAGACTTTTCTTTAACA